CATACCATTGGAAAGTATCCTATAATATCTTTGAAGGATGCTCGTAAACTAACGATAAAAAAATTAAAGGAAATAATTTATGATACTTGAGAAGATGTTATATGAGAAACAAAAGGAAGTGCATTATTTACAGATGCGTTTAAAGAAATGCATTGAACAAAAAGAAAGATTAAAAAAAAAGAATGACCGAACATAAGTTATTAGATTTGTTTTCTGGTATCGGAGGGTTTAGTTTAGCAGCTGATAAATTTGGTATTGAAACTATTGGCTTTGTGGAAAAGGATGAGTTTTGTCAAAAGGTATTAAAAAAACATTGGAAAAATGTTTCAATAGAAAGTGACATAAGAAATGTCAAAGGAGATAATTATGGATCAGCTACCATTGTTTCAGGAGGATTCCCCTGTCAACCCTTCTCAAATGCAGGGAAACGAAAAGGAACAGATGACGATAGATATCTCTGGGATGAAACTATTAGAGTTGTTGCCGAGTGCAAACCGAGGTGGTTTATTGGAGAAAATGTTGACGGACTTGTTAACATCCAAAACGGCATGGTACTCCGACAGGTGCAAGATGATTTGGAAAAAGAGGGTTTCCAAGTCCAATGTCTTGTTATTCCAGCTAGCGGTGTCGGTGCTTGGCATCAAAGAAAAAGAGTCTGGATTATTGCATACTCCGACAGCAACTGCAAATCAGACCTCACCAAGTATGGTCAAGAGAGATCAAGGAAGTTGGGGGAATCGCATGTATCCGACACCAACCACTCAAGATTCCAGAATAGGACCGAACAATGTGAAGGGGAGTCAACATCGAGTCAACAGAGGGAATCCAGCATTAGCCGACAAAGTTCTGTTTCCGACTCCGAGAGGAGGCAAGGCAGCGACTTTCCTAATGACCGAGGGTTTAGCAAATTGTCACAAAAAGAAATACCTAGAAACAGAAGTTGCACACAGAAACAGAGATCAGTTAGATCGTGGTGGCAGATTGAATCCGAGCTTCGTGGAGTTCCTGATGGGGTATCCTTTGAATTGGACAAAGGTAGAGTAAATCGATTAAAGGCACTCGGTAACTCCATAGTACCACAAATTGCTGAACAATTGTTTAAGAGTATAATACATGCAGAACAGTAATATCCCAGGACTTAAACTTGATTTTAGTAAATCACCAACTGTCTGGAAATTTTTGAATGATGATAGTTTTGTCAGAGGTATGGTTGGTCCTGTCGGTTCTGGTAAATCCTATGCGTGTTGTGCAGAAATTTTTAAACGAGCTATACAACAAAAACCAAGTAAAAGAGATGGCATAAAATATTCTCGGTTTGTTATTGTCAGGAACTCGTATCCTATGTTAAAAACGACAACCTTAAAAACTTGGTTAGAATTGTTTCCTGAACATATCTACGGAGCTGTTCGCCATTCGCCACCAATCACGCACCACATAAAATTACCGAGTAGAGAAGGTGCAGCAGGCATAGACCTTGAAGTT